ATGTACTGGAACACCGGGGTCACCGACGTTCCGCCGCGCCCACCGACATGGATGTCGTCGATCACTTCGCCGCGTTCATAGCGCCGCACTGTCCTCACATGTGTGTCGCAGGTGATGACGGTGATCGACGTTGGCATGATGTCCTCGCTGATCGCGTTCAACTCGCCGAGGAATTGGGTCAGTTCCTCATGCGAAACCGATCCGCTGGTGTCGATGCCGATCACCACGTTGCCAGCACCGATCCTCTGGATTGAAGGCGCGACGATGCCTGCCATGTGATACATCGCGCGCTGCGGTCGGCGCATGCTGTAGTCGTCGGGCTGGTCGCCACCAATGAACCGACGCAGCACGTCACGCCAATCGACCTGCGCCCGCTTCATTTGCGTGACCATCTGTTCAATCTTGGCAGGTAGTTTGCCGACAGCCTTGGCAGAACTTGCTGCCATCATGACCTTGCTGTCGATGTCGGCTTCCATTTGCTGCTGTTCTGCGGGTGACAGGCTTTCTCCCTGTTTCCCCTTGGCATCTGTCACCTCTCCGAAACCACTGCCCTGCGCCTTCTCTCCCACGTTATCCGGCAGTCGATCATAGGCAGCCTCAGCATTGAGGTTGCTGTATTGATCATCGATCAGGGCACCCTTTGGCAAGGTGAAGCCAGCCTCTACGAGGATGGGGTTGATGACGTAGTCGCAGGCGTAGTTCCATTTCTGCGGATCACGCTCGCCGCGCCGCAGCATGTGCTTCATGACGATGTGCATGACCTCATGTGCCAGCACGCCAGTGCATTCGTCCTGCGTCATCCGATCCACGAAGGAGGGCGACCACATGATGGACGATCCGTCCGTACACATGGTCGGAATGCTGTCATCCGGCGCGACCCTGATCGACAGGCACACCGACCCAAAGAACGGGTGTCGCACCACCAGTTGCGTGACGGCGCGGGACATTTTCATTTGTGCGTCCATTGTTCTCTCCAAAAAGTTCAAGTGAACTAAAAACCCCAGCGAAATTTCGTCGGGAGTTTCGTTTTGCTTACAGGATCAGGTTCTTGCCCACGCTCATGATCCAATCGCGCACAGGATCGACCTGCTTCAGTGACTTGTCGCGCGACAGTGCATCCTTGACCACGAAGGCCGCGAACTCCTGTTGTGGCAGGCGCATCAGGTACTTGATCACGTTGCCCGCGTTCTTCGCGTTCATCTTGGACGACAGCGCAGCGCAGATGGCGTACATCACCGCCGGGTCTTGGCTGATCATTGCCGTCATTGGGTTGGCGATCAGTTCATCCATGTCTGGCACGGTGTTGTACATTCTGATGAAGCCAGCGAAGTCAGCCGTTGCTGCGCGCCCGACCTGCCCAGCCAGAGCCTCAAGCTGGTTCACTGGTTCGAGGCCCCACGACATGATCGATGACACGCGCTCCCACGAACGGGGTGAGGCGCATGCGTTCGCGTCACGGTCGAACTTGTGCAGCCACTCGGGGCGGAAGCGAAGGAAGGCACACACCCGCTCGTCGATCCGCTTTGAGTAGAAGTACTTGATCGTGTCTTCGAGATCGGCTTCGACTTCGAGGAACATGAGGCGATCCTTGAGGTGTGACGGCATGTTGTTGGTGCCCGCACGATCCGACATCCGGTTGCCCGCTGCGACGATCACCCACCCCTCGGGCAGTTGGTGAGGGCCGACCCGGCGTTCGTTGACGATCTGTGCTGCGATGTTCTGGTTGGCGGTGGGTGCCTGTGGCAGTTCGTCGAGGAACAAAACGCCTGTGCCTTTCGTCGGCATCCAATCTGGCCGCATGCGGATCATGCTCTCGCCGTCCTTTGATGGGACAGGCCAGCCGCCCAACTCGCCAGCATCGTATTGTGCCAGCGACAGGATGCTGCACTCCATGTCCATGGCAGCGGCCACATCCTTGACGATGGTGGTCTTACCAAGGCCAGCACCGCCGATCAGGTAGGGCACGACGTACTGTGCATCGCGGGCGTTCTTCAGGCTTAGGGCGTGGGCAATGGCCTTCTCGATGATGGCCTGTGCTTGGGAAAGTTTCATTGTGCGGTCTCCAGTTCTCTGATGATGTTATTGATTTGTTGATCGATCTGCCGCTGATCCTCGCGGATGCTGGTGCGAAACGATTTGTTTTCGAGCATGGCGCGTTGCTCTCGCAGCGCCACAACGCGCGGGTCTTTGTCAGCCAGTGCCTTTTGTTTCTCATGATGACGCGCCACCCGGACGCAGGCATGTGCATCTTTCAAGGCGTGCGACAGGTCTTTGATGGTCACGGGGCCATAGTTACGGCGCACCCAGTGATCCTGCGCAATCCACGCCCAAGCAAGGCGCATTGCTGCGCCTTTCTGCATGTAATCGATGGCTTGGCTTTGCAGTCTCTCGATGCTGTCTAGCTTCATCACAGGCTCCAATTGTGCAGGCAGATAGGCCCGATCCCCAGTTCGATGGACACAGGGTCGGTCAGTGGCCGACCACAGCATGAGCATTGCCCGGTCAGCTTGCCGTGCTTGACGGCCTCACCTTTCGGGTCACGCGCCACAGCGACAACGTTGTCAGGCACGTCAGAGGCACAGGTCTTGGCTGGCACGAACATGCTGCCCGTGATCTTGCCTTGGTAGTCAGGCCCGCGCTTGACGTAGACAGCGCCAGCGTTCTTGCCGTTGGTGGGTGCCAGCGAAAAGGCCAGAGCCGCAGCGCGGAACACAGGCTTCTTCACCTTGGCGTGCAGGAGCAGGTCTTTGATGCGCGACACATCGACGGCCCGCGTCATGTCCTGCTTCTGCGTTGCTGTCTGCTTGACCTTCAGGATCATGCGCTCGGCTGCGTCCCACTGGCGCTCCGACAGTTCGCCCTTGCGCTGGTACTGTAACAGCAGGCTGTGGGCGAAATCGTTCCACTCGATCATGGGCTTCAGCGCCTCAACGATCTCTTCGTATTCCATTACGCGCGCTCCTTGTGTGCTTGCAATTCACGCAGGATGTTGACGAGGGCCAAGGCATGTCCGCCGTGCTGGATGGCGTCACGCACGATCAACTCGATCTGATCGAGTGTCTCTTGCATCTCAGCCTTTTTCATGGCCAGCATGAACACCCCAATGTCGATGTCTTCTTCGTGTCCGCCGTGCTCGATGGCGTCACGCGCGATCAAATCGATCTGAGCGAGTGTCTTTTGCATCTGTTCCATTTCGATCTCCCGTTTAGTTCGCATTTCGATCTCCCGTTTAGTTCGTTTGAACTTTTCACCATGTGTCAGGCATCGACAGCATGGCGAACATGATGATCAGCACCACGACCTTGAAGGCCAGAAGTTCTGCGATCTCGCGCATCATGCGAACACCCCCACTTCTTCGCAGGCCTTGAACAGCGCGCCGATCTCCTCGCCGGAGAACCGCTTGCCCTTGATGTTCATGGGGTAGGTGCGGATCACGCTGCTGCCAGCGACATCCTTGTGCTTCCACTTGACGGGCTTGCCAGCCTTCTTCATGGCCAGCATGAACACCCCAATGTCGATGTCTTCTTCGAGGAAGACCGTGGGCTTGTGGTTCTTGACGACAGCGTAGCTGAACCGCGACACGTCTTCGAGCGTCACACCGACGTTCAGCATGTCCTGATACGGCACCTCAAGCCAGCCGTGGCCGTCATCGTGGTGGAATGTGTAGGTCATTTCGCTTCTCCCAAAAGGTAGGAAACAACGCTGTCCCAGTCGGGGAAGCGTTCCGTTCCAAAGTGGATGTGCATTCCGGTGAACTTGCCTGCGCCGTTGGCCGTTCTGTCATCGATCAGGTAGTCACCAATGTTGAGGTGCTTGTTATGGCTCAGGATCAACCGCTTCTTTGCGGCCTCACCCAAGTGCCGCCGCACCCAAGCAGCCTTGTCGCTCCACGCAGAGACGTTCCCCCAAGGGGCCGTCGAAAGAATGTACACATCGTACACCTCAGACAGCTTGTGGAACGCCTCAATGCCGCCATCGATGGGCGGCAGATCACTGAACAGGTGGGGGATGTTGTCTTCCTCACCCGCGTAACGCTCCCGCACCTCTGGCCGCACAGCGGCAAGCCCTGCGGCAAAATCCGCAAGGACGCCGTCCATGTCGAAGTAAACTATTTTCATTGTCACTCTTCCTTCCTTCCCCAGATCAGCACCTTGCCGATCACCTTTGACCGCAGGTCGCTGCGGCCCAACAGTTCCTTGATGAAGTACTCTTCGAGGTCTTCGAAGCTTTCGAACTCACAACGGGTGTGTTCATTCCCTCGCGGGTCGCGGATCACGCTTTGTTTGACGAACATGTCACATCTCCTTTCTGTTCCATGGGATACTGGCCCCGCAGGGCCAGACACCGATAGATCAGAACTCACCCAAGCCCTCGGCGACGAAGGCAGCGACGGCAGCGTCCACGGTTTCGTTCTCCGCACCAGCACCAGCCTGTGCCGCCTTGGCAGCATCGCTGTTGCGGTAGGCACGACGCGCCGCCATCAACTCGCGCATCGCGTTCTGGAACTCGTCCAGTTCTTCGTCGGACAGGCCATCCTTGAAGACGTTGCCTTGGACAACCTTGCCGTCTTCGTCCTTGGCGCTCGACCACTTGCCGACCACCTGTTCCGCCAGCATCTGTGCCTTGGACTTCTCAGCCTCGCCCTTCACGGCCTTGGCCAGCTTGTTCTCGCTGTCGATGCCGTTGCCGTCGAAGAACTCGCGCACCATCTGGGGGGTCGCGTTGGACATCCCGCCCAGATCGAACAGGCGCACAGCACCCACGCTGTTTTCAATGTAACGCTTGGCGGTTGCCTCCTTCAGGCCCGCCTCTTCAAGCAGGGCGGCACGCAGTGCCTTGCTGACGGCGCGGGGCAGGTTGCCCTTGACCAGCTTGACCGGGGCGATGCTGGCGATCAGTTCGCAGTAGGCACCGATCTTGCGGCTGTTGGCGACTTCGTTGTTCGCCTTGTTGTCGGCCTTAAGGCCAGCGATCTCGGCCTCGGCGGCATTAATCACGTTGATGGTTTCGTCGGCGATAATGAACTTAGACATCTGGGTTCCTCCATCTGGCTGTCTAAAAACGAGGGTGATCCTCGGGATGCCAGCCCCGCAGGGCTGGTCACCGGAAGGTCACGCTGCAACGGGCAGTGCGTTGGGGCGCTGGCAGGCGATCCGCTGTGACATCACCGCGAAGGCGAGGGCAGCATGTTTCGGCAGTGACGCCCAGCCGTGGGAACAGCACACCGACACGCCGTCTTTGCTGACGACCACATCACCAACCGACAACGAATGCAGCCCACGGCAGTGGTAGATGGGCTGGACACCCGTGTCGAACGGCGCGCCGTTGTCGTAGTCGAACACGGCGACAATGCTGGGTGCATCGACCGTCAGGCCGTGGTGGTACAGGCCGATCAGCGCAGCGCACATGACGTGCATGGGCATCTCGGGGTTGTCGCCCTTGGCGAATTGCAGGCGGCTGTAGGCAGCGCCCTCCGGCGATCCGTCCCAGCCCTTGGCGTTGACGGCAGCGGAAACGGCGTCGGACAGGTGCAGCTTGTAGACGTGGTAAAGCATGGTCAGTCTCCTTTGTTGATTGGCATTCTGGATGGCAGCCCCTCAAGGCTGCGCACCGGAATGTCACCAGCAGGCGCTCATCTCGCGACGATGATCGTCCAGCACCTTCACCTGCCGCTTGCAGGCAGCGATAGCAGCCTTGGGCGTCTTGGCAGCGCCAATGGCGATGCCGATATCTTCATCACTCCAGCACTCGGCCAGAAAGTCCCAGCCACCCTTGCCCCAGTTGGCGTTGGCGTGGTCGCGAACAGCGCGGATCAGTTCATCCATGTCGGTCTCCTTTGGGTCAGTATCCAAGCCACTGCAGGACATCCTGCGCGGCGTATTGCGGGTGGTCGCCCATGTCGTCGATGAAGGTGCCGATCTCATCGCTCAGGCCATGGTCGGCGATCTCTTTCAGGGCGCGGGCTTGGGTGATCATCTCGCCCTCGGCGCTTTCATAGTACGTCATGGTCAGTCTCCTCAGTTCAGGGCGCAGTCGAGCATGATTGCCCGACGCTCAGCCTCAGCCAGCGACACGCCAGCCTTGATGGCATAGGCCTCGATCAGGCCAGCGCAGCGTTCTGCTGCACCGGGATAGTTCGCTCGCAGGGTGCGGGCTGCATTCTCAAGAATCATCTTCGCAGTCATGGTGTTTCCTCCAGTTGATTGAGCCACCAAAACGGCCCACCAAAGGGCCGTTCGAATTGTTCAATCTCAAACACCTCTGCCGTTCTCTGGGGGACTAACCTGCGCAACGCAGAGCCGTTGTGTCCCTTCCGATACCAGACCGTGTTTTAAGCGATCACCTGAGCATCAGTGCTGCACCCCGTTTGGTGGGAAGACCCCGCTTTGTGGGCCGATCAGACTGCCGGGCGAAAGCCCCTGTCCAATCCGCGCTAGGCGAGAACCTGATCCTGCTGGCCGTGCGAGGCCTTTATGTCAATTCCGCTGGATCGTGGCGGCGGTGCCGGGGTCAGGGTGGGGGGGCCAAGTGCCGCGCCGTCCCTTCCGACACCAATAGACTTAGTTCCCTTTCGCACCCTTGTCAACACCTATGTTCCCTTGTTTCCCCTTACATGCAGCATGGCAGAAAGCCCAATCATCACAGGGGTTTGGGATGGCAAAAAAACCGGGAACGTGTAGGATGTTGAAAGTTCGTTGGAACTTTTTCTGGCATCACGCTGGGGCCAGATCAGCCAAAACGAATCACCCCAAACATTCATGGGGTTGAATGCATCAAACCCCGAAAGCCCAGCGCAGCGCAGGACAAATCGATGAACAAACCAACACTGACAGTGGTGTCCGACACGTCGAACACAGGCACCAACACAGAGGCCAAGACCCCAAGGGGAAGGGCATACAAAGGCCAGCCAAAGACCAGCGGCCCAAAGACGCCAGTGAACAGCGAAGGCCTCACAGCCAAGCAGGAGGCGTTCTGCATGGCCATCCTCAACGGCAAAGGTTTCAGTGACGCATACCGCGAGGCCTATGACGCATCAAACATGAGTGCAGCAAGCATCCATCAAGAGGCGTACAAGCTGGCGACAAACCCTAAGATTGCCCAGAGGTTGGAAAGGGCAGAGAGGGAAAAACAAGCAGAACAGCGCATGCAGCGGCTCTCTCGAGCGGAGCGCGTGATTGAAAAGCTGGAAGGAATCGGTGTCCGGGGCGATACTGCTGACGGCACACAGGTGCGTGCATTGGAACTGCTGGGCAAGACGCTGGGCCTGTTTGTTGATCGGGTTGAGACCGAGGACAAGACACCGCGTGATGCAGACAGCATCCGTGCTGAACTGGAGCAGCGGATCAACAGGCTGATGGGATAGTTCAATTGCACTTCTGGCAGGGGGGGTCTTGGCGGGGGGGGTGTCTCTTGTTCCCTCACACTGCAAACGCGGGCCGTACAGCAGCGGTGCGTGCTGTCAGGTAGGGTGACCGCAGACAGCATCGACGTGGCCATCTGCCGGGCAGCACAGCGCGTCTACGGTGCATCTGCGGCGCATCTGCTGGCCATGTGTCGCAGCCTGAGACACTTGCGCCCAGACCTCGGCACGGTGCAGCGGCGGCAGGACGGTCGGCCCACGACGGAAACGGCCATGGGGCGACCCCCACCTACCCCCACCCCCCCTGATCGCGGGCTGGCCGATGGCCGAGACATACATGATGCTCCGCTCAAGCAATTACTAAATTCTCCCAAAACACCTTTCTCCGCTCAAACAATTACCAAACACTCCCAAAACACCCCGAGGCCGCGCTTTGGGGGGGGGGT